ACTATTTAGTTAATTATGGAACAATGACTTTTTCATATATTCAAGGCTTCAATTTAAGGATAAAGAAAAATGGATTGATAATAAACACATTGCAATCATCTTCATTATTCTATACATCTGATAATGGAACGATTAATCTTAGCGGTCAAATTAATTTATCTTTAACCTCGGGAGATGTTATATCTTTTGAACTAAGAACAGGTATAGTTAAGACTGAGATAACAGGCGGTTCAGACCCTCAGAATGTATCGATTGATTTCACTACAAACACACCGATAACAATTGATTTGAACTGTATCGATACAACCATTTCGGATGGGGACACGGTGCAACTTGGTTTATACCTACCATCAATGACTTGCTCAGAGTTCTTGATGGGTGCTATTAAACAATTCAATCTCTACCTAAGTGAACCGGATATTAATGGAACGGTTCAGATTGAGCCGCTCACGGATTTCTATTCAGCGACGAATGTATTTACCGACATATCGAAACTGATTGACCATAGTAAACCTATACAGATCAGACCGAGTGCAAACGAATACGCAAAGAATATTTCTTTTAAGTTTAAGAAAGCAACTGAGTATGATGCCATTCGTTATGCTGATAAATGGGGTGAAGAGTATGGAGACTATTCATTTACTCAATCAAGCTATTATGCAAAAGGAGAACAACGAACCGAGTTGCCGTGGGGAACTTGTGTGCCTTATGACGTTGGGGGCGGTGTGGTTATTCCTCGTTTTGCTAAGCTGGAAGGGAATACTCTAAAGGTTCAAGCAGGGCCGCCGCGATTGATGTTCCGATTAGGTGAGGTTTCAGGTAATATTGTACTAAGGAATAATGACGATGCGACCTCTGAAAGTTTGACAGTTTATGGTGGGTTACATCATTTCGATGACCCTTCAGATCCTGAGTTCGATTTGAATTTTAAACTTGTTAACGAGGTATATTATACCACTACTATTGTAACAACGGTAAACAGTTACTCTGAGTATTATTCCACGTTCATAAATGAAATGATTTCAAAAGCAGGGCAATTGGTTTCAGCCTCCGTTTATTGGAATGAGATAGATATTAAGAATCGTAATTGGGGAAAGTTATTGATGATCGATGGGGCTTTATTTAGGCTGAATCTAATCAATGAATTTTCACCCGATGCACAAGCGACAACAGAAATAGAATTAGTAAAGGTGCTCAAGGCAAAGAAAGCAAGGAGGATAAAATTAAATCAAGCGGCCGTGGCTCCTATATTTGAAGAAATAGTTATATCACCGCCTGATGATGATGCACCTGATACAGGTGTTATCGTTACACCGCCAACGAGGCCAAGTTACCAAAGTCAAGTAATAAGAGGATAAGATATGTGTCAAGACAAATTTGCAAGAATGATTATTAAAAGAGGTGTAGGTGTTCCTACGATCCCAGTAAGTGCAGACCATCGTAATGGAGATTGGATTGCAACGGATATTTATGAAGGTGAGCAGTACATGGATACTGACACAGGAATAATTTATTCAAGGAATGGATCGGGTATCTTTGTTGTAGGAAGTGCAGGAACATATACTTCATATGTAGCCAACCTAAATCAAACAGGGACTAATGCTCCGACTGCTGACGTATTAGAGAATACATTAAGTGGTACGCCTACATTTTCCTATGTTGGTGTTGGTCAATATGAGTTAACGTTAACAGGAGAATTTTTAGTAGACGTTACTTTCATCATGGTAAACAATTTCGTTTCAAATGGTTTGATTCAATGCTTTAGAAAAGATAATGATGACATAGTTATTAATACATTTAACACTTCGTTAGCTGCTACAAATGGAGTCCTTTCAGATACTTCAATCGTTATTAAAGTCTACTCATAATGGAAGAAATAATTTTTAAGGTCGGGGTAAACACGGGCAACACAGCCAAAGACCTCGACAATATCGAAAAAGAATTAGGTCAAGTAGATAAAGCTGCTTCTTCCATTGGTGGTGATGTGGCTAAAAGATTTGAAGCACTTAATCAAAAGGTTGCATCCGGTACGCTTACAATGCGTGAAAGCACAAGAGCAATAAAGGAATACCAAACTATCGCGCTACAAGCAGGAAGAGAAACACCAGTAGGTATAGAAGCGATTGCAAAGGCAGCAGCATTGACCGATCAGTTAGGCGACCTTAGAAACGAGATTAAAAACGCTTCGCATGATGGGGCAAATATGCAGGCAGCGTTACAGCTTGGGTCATCTATTGCAGCAGGGTACGGAGCAATGCAAGGTACGATGGCTTTGGTAGGTGTTGAGTCTGAGAAATTACAGGAGACTTTTGTAAAGTTACAAGCAGTTCAATCTATTCTTGCAGGGATCGAAACGGTTAGAGCCAACTTAGAAAAGGAATCCTTCATGATGCAAAAAGCCAAAATTGTATCAACGAAGATAATGACAGCAGTCGAAACGGTTTACACTACGGCAGTCGCAGGAACCACAGGAGCAATGAAAGCGTTACGCCTTGCAATGTTAGCCTTGCCGATTGTTGCGATTATCGCAGGCGTGGTGGCGTTAGTTTCTGTTATCAGCAACCTCACAAAAGCAAATGAAGATGCAGCCTCGATGAATGACGAAGTGACTAAAAGTTATGACCGACAACAGGCGGCATTTGACAGGGCTTCACAGAATCGGAATAGAGCCATACAAAATGAGATTGATTTAGCTAAAGCAAGAGGCGCAAATGATGAGGAACTTTTCAGGTTAGAACAGAAACGGATCAATCAAGGTGAAGCAGATAGGAGGAAGTCTTTACAGATGGAAAAGAAAGCCATTGAGGACCGCAAAAAAGCATTAACTAAAGCAACCTTTGAACGTGATGAGGAGTTAAAGAAATCCATTCTTGAGGAAATAGCGGAACATCAAAAGAAATACAACGCCTTAAAGGACCTTGACGGACAATTCAAAGTTGACCTTGAAGTAAAGGAACGTGAATTTAAAGCAAAACAGAAAGAGGAAAACGCGGCCGATGAAGCAGAGCGAAAGGAAGCACAAAAGAAAGCAGCGGAGGACGCTAGAAAAGCCCGTGAAGCGGAAGCACAGAAACGGTTAGAACTTGAAAGAACAGTACAGGATTTGATTGTTGCTAACATCAAGGACGCTAATCAGAGACAGATTGCAGAATTAAGTCTTCATCAGCAAAGGGAACGTGAGGAACTGACAAAGAAGTACGGAAAGAATACCGAATTGTTAAAAGAACTTGAAACGAAACAAGCTACTGATATGCTTGCTTTAATCGACGCACAAGATAAGGCGTATGATGAGAAGCAAAAAGAAAAAGATGAGGCGGCAGCAAAGTTAAGACTTGAGGCGGCCGAGGCAGAGAATAGAGATGAGAAGGCACGTTTAGAAGCGAAGCTATTAAGTATCCAGGATGATTTTAACGCAGAGCAAGAACTGAAAAAAGAACTTGCTGAGTTGGAAATGGAACAGGCTTTAGAACAGTTGAATTTAACTGAAGGTGAAAAGCTAAAAATCAAAGCTGAGTATGATTCAAAGATTCGTGAGATTGACAAAGAAACAGTCGAGAATAAAAAGCGTTTAGATAAAGAGGCAATTGATAAGCAAATCGAATGGACTGAGAAAGGATTAACGGCTGTTCAAAATTTAGCCGATGCTTTCTTTACTGTTAAGATGGCAAACGTTGAGAAAGGATCTAAAGCTGAGGAAGATTTAGCACGAAAGCAATTCAAATTAAACAAGGCTTTGCAGTTATCAGGAGCCATAGTCGACGCAGGAAAAGCGGTGATTGCTTCACTTGCATCTTCACCTATTGCGATTGGTCCTGTACCTAACCCTGCCGGTATTGCTTCGCTTGCTTTTGTAGCGGCTCAAAGTGCGGCTAATATCGCAAAGATTGCAGCTACTAAATTCGATGCCTCAAGCTATGGAAGTACGTCAGTTGCTCCACCTTCGATAAACGCTACCGAACCAACAGCACCACAAGCACCTGACCCATCTACATTAACGGCAGGATTGCAAGGAAGCGGAACATCAGGAGCGAATAAAGTCTATGTATTGGATTCTGACATCACAGCAAAGCAAATGGAAAGCAAGAAAGTCGAGACTTTAGCGACCTTTGGAGGGTAAATAATGTAGGTTTTTTTAACTATTGACTCTATAAAGTATAAAGCGATGAACAAAGTTTTTAAAATAGTAGTAAATCCGGACGATGAGACAGGCGTAGACTTCAATTCTTTTGTTGATGTCCCTGCTCACATGAAAGGATTTATGGCATTCGGTAAGAATCAGCCTATTCATTACTCATTTAACGATGAGAAAAGAATGGTAACTGGCGTTTTAATCTCAGCAGGAACATTAATCGAAAGGTTTTCTAAAGAACTTGGACAGCATTGGGTACTGTTTGACGCTGAGACGATTGATATTATCAACAAGAAAACTTCAAAACGAGGGGATTGGGGTAACCTTAATTTGATGCATGACCCTAAACAAGTCACAAAAGGTGCATATATGACTGAGCGATACATTGTATCCAACTCAGACCCTAAAAAACCAAACGTCCCTGAAGCATTATCACAGCAAGGAGTTAACGATGGTTCTTTAATCGGCACTTATCACATCACAGATGATAAGATTTGGCAGGATGTAAAGGATGGAAAGTTTAACGGCTTTAGTGTTGAGGGATGGTTTGAGAAACAAGAAATCAATTTAAAAACCAAAATGAATAAACAGAAAAAATCCATTTGGGATCTCTTCAAAAAAGAATCTCAAGCGAAAGAAGTTTTCGCAACCGCTACCACAGCGGAGGGAGTTGCTGTTATGTACGATGGTGAATTGGCGGTAGGTACTGCATTGAGCGTTGAAGCTGATGGCGTAACTATTCCTGCACCTGAGGGCGAGCATCAATTAACTCTTGAGGATGGAAGCGTAAAGATTGTTGTTTTGAATGCGGAAGGTGTTGTTGAATCTGTTCAGGATTTTGAAGCAAACGCAGACGAAGATGAGGAAGAAATGAATTCAATCCGTGAGGAAGTTGCAGATGCAATGACTGAATTAGCGAAGGAAATTCATTCTCGTTTTGATGCTGTTGAAGCTGAAAACAAAAGACTGAATGAGGAAAACGAAGCGTTAAAAGCTGAATTCAAATCAATAAAAGAGTCCGATAAGTTCGGGGCTGACCCAAAGAAGGGGACGCAAAACACAGATGGCAAGATGACCATCAAAGAAATTGTTTCAAAAAAGAAAAACTAAAAAATGAAGTAAAATGTCAAAGTTAAAAAAAGCATTGAGAGAGCAGTTCGATTATGATGTAACCGGACTACCTGCATGGACTGATAACACCATGCCAAACGTTATCACAGACCTTATTGAAAATTCTAACTTCCTTGGTTCATTGACTATTGAAGAAGGAGTTAAAGGAACGAAGGAAATCGCATTGTTAAATGCAGATGTAACCCTTCAAGCAAAAGAAGGATGTACGCCTTCACCTGATGGATCAGTAGTTTTCACAAAAGAGAACTTGACAACTGTTCCATTGTATGCTGGTATCGAGTTCTGTAATGAGGATTTGAATACTAAAATGACTCAGGTGTTAAATGCACTTGGATTGAAGCGTCAGAATGGACAACTTCCTGCTGCACTTGAAGATATTCTTATGGCTTACCTTATGAAGAATCTTCAGCGCAAAGCACAGCGATTGGTTGTATTGGGTGACACTACTTCCTTGGATGCTGAATTAGCTCTTATGAATGGTCTTCGTTACCGAATCAACAACAATACAGATGTGATTGATTACATGAGTTCAGAGGCTTCTATTACAGCTGGTAATGCTTATGCTATCGCGTACGGATTATTCAAGTCTGTTCCTGCTGAGTTGTTCGATAATGGTTATGAAGTAAGAATGTACATGGGCCGTGACAAAGCGTTGCTTGTTCTTGAAGATTGGAACAATGCCAACCCTTATTCACAGGTTGCTATTCCACAGGACAACGGAACATCAATGGAATTCGTTCTTCCTTTGACTAACATCAGAGTTGTATCTCTTCCTGAATTGTTAAACACTAACGAAATGTGGGTTCTTCCTTTAGCTCTTACTTTCTTGGGTGTTGATTCTCCTGAAGATATGTCTTACGATATTAAGTATGATGACTACGATGATAAGCTAAAGGCTGAGTGTTCTTTCCGTTTAGGAGTTCAGATTGTTTGGGGTCAGTATTTTACACGTTTACAGTTAGCTGTATCTTAATTCGTTGAAA